GTTGAACTTGATCCCAAACACTATGAACAAGCAATTGATCTAGCAGTAGATAGATTTAGACAACGCAGTTCAAACAGCACAGAAGAAGCATATATTTTTTTAACACTTCAAGCAGATGTTAACGAATATACACTGGCAGAAGAAGTAATAGAAGTCAGAGAAATATTTAGAAGATCTGTTGCAGGTTCAACTAGTGGAGTTGATCTAGATCCTTTTGAAATGGCATACACTAATTTATATTTCTTACAAGGTGGTAGAATTGGTGGACTGCTGACATGGGACGCTTTTTCTCAATATCAAGAAGTAGTAAGAAGATTGTTTGGTGGTTATCTTAATTTCAAATATGTCACAGAAAAAAACAAATTACTTTTAATGCGTAGACCAAGAGCTGAAGAAAATGTGTTATTGCAAGTATACATGGAAAAACCAGTTGATACACTTATAACACAGAGATACAGTAGACCTTGGATAAGAGAATATGCACTTGCACAATGTAAAATGATGCTAGGTGAAGCAAGATCCAAATACTCCAGTTTACCTGGTGCTCAAGGCAGTGTGAGCTTAAATGGTGCAGATTTAAAAGCAGAAGCACAAACAGCCATTGAAAAGCTAGAGCGTGAAATTGACACATACGGCACCGGTGAAGATCCACTAACTTGGGTTATTGGATAAAAAATCTTTGACATCTTTGTTTTAATCAGTTATTATAGCACTTATGATAATAGGTCTAGTTGGTTTTATTGGTTCTGGAAAGAACACAGTAGCAGAATACTTTGAACAACATAACTTTCAAAAAGATTCATTTGCGGCTCCGTTAAAAGATGCTGTGAGTGACATTTTTGGCTGGCCTAGAGACATGCTTGAAGGTGATACAGACCAAAGCAGATTATACAGAGAATCAGTTGATCAGTGGTGGAGCAAAAAACTAGGAAACAAATATTTTACTCCCAGATATGCTTTGCAAATAATAGGCACAGAAATATTTAGAGACAATTTTAATCAAAATATCTGGTTACATAGTTTAGAAAGCAGATACATGTCACGTGGTAGAAAGCCTACAGTAATTAGTGATTGCAGATTTAAAAATGAATTAGGCTTGATCAAAACACTGGGTGGCAAAGTAATTAGAGTAAAACGAGGTCCAGAACCGCACTGGTTTGAAACTGCCAAATTGGCCGCTGACGGTGACACATTTAGTCAACACACTTTATCAGATATGGGAATTCATCAAAGTGAATGGGATTGGGTTAATGTCAGGGTTGATTACACAGTTACTAATGACAGTACTCTAGATGATTTAAACACTAAATTAGCAGACATTGTCAAAGAAATAACATAGTTTAATCAGGCAACAAGTTACCCTGTGTCCAACCAACTTCTTCTACACTTTTTATTCTAGAACAATTAGCACATATAGTTTTCAAGTTGCTCCAGTCGGCATTTTTTAAATTACCATCAACATGATACACATCCATTTGAACTGGGTGTTTGCCTTTAAAGCCGCATTTTTCACAGATATGCTTTTTTTTATAACCGCTTTTTTCCCACGAGTGTTTTCTTCTAGAAGTAACACCTGCATCTTCTTTTATACACTGATCGCATTTTTTTCTGTAGTATACTTTGCCTTTTCTACGATAGTTAAATGCCACAGGTCGTACTTTACACTTGTTACAAAGCGGTCTAATATGTGTTTTTTTTCTAGGTTTATCTTGCATTGTTAATTGTATTTAATACCTTTAAAGGTAAATGGATTGCCCTAGTTTTTCCAGAAAAACTATAAATACTAGCATAGTAATACAACACATTATATAATGTAAAGCAGGGAGATTAAACATGCCAACACTAACATCACCAGGTGTATCAGTTAGCGTAACTGATGAATCAATGTATGCTCCAGCCGGTCAAGGCACTGTTCCTCTTGTAGTTGTTGCAACAGCACAAGACAAAACAGATCCAAGCACTGACGCAGTAGCAGTAGGTACAACTTCTGCAAACGCTGGAAAACCATTTTTGGTAACATCACAACGTGAACTGGTTACAACTTTTGGCGAACCTTCATTTAAATCAGTAGCAGGTACACAGATACATGGCGACGAGAGAAATGAATACGGTTTGCTATCAACTTATTCATATTTAGGAATTTCAAACAGAGCATATGTTGTAAGAGCAGATGTTGATTTAGATCAACTAGAAGCTTCATCAACAGCTCCACAACTAACACCAAACAACGGAACATATTGGTTAGATGTACAAAATACAGACTTTGGTCTATTTCAAGGTAATGCATCAGCAGGCACTTGGGATAAAATAACACCAACAGTATTAGCAGACACACCAAGTTCTGCCGCAAGTAGTAACGTAGGAACCAACAACAAACCTAAAGCAACATATGGTGCAACAGGAGATTTTGTTGCAGTTACTTCAGTTGATCCAGTTATTGTGTATGAAAAAACAGCATCATCAACATGGGACGCAGTAGGTTCAGACTCATGGTCAACAGCAAAATCAAATGCTAATGTTTACATTCAGCCAGGTACAGGTACAGCACCAACAGTGGCTGACAATGACATCTGGTTAAAGTCTACACCAGCAGGTCAAGGTGCTAGTATTGTAGTTAAAGTTTACAACTCATCAACAGGTGCATGGGAAACTAAAACATCAAATATGTATGTTAACGATGATGCCGCAACAGCAGTTGAAGGCGCCGCATTAACACAAAATGATGTTTATGTACAGTTCGATGATGATGGCGACGAAGATTATGCAAATTATATTGCCAATAACTTTGTATCAGCATCAGCAACAATTGAAGCTACATCATATTCAAAAACACAACGTGAAACAACTCCTGAAATTCAATATAGTTTGAAAATCAGAGGAGCTGGTACTTCAACTGTGGCTACTGGTGATGCATCATCACTACATGCCGCAAGTTTAACAGGTACTTTCAAACTTAATGGTCAGGCAATTACGCTTTCATCATCAAATCTTGAAAACATTGTTACAGCAATTAACAGTGAATTTGGTGCCGGCCAGACACATGCGGCCGCAGGTATCACAGCATCTATTGATTATAGATCAGCAACAAGACAGTATTTAAAAATCACAAGAACTGGCGGTAAAGAAATTTACATTCAAGACGGTTCAGGTGTAACTACTTCTGACTTAGGATTTACTGATAACAAATCAACAGGTTCAACAGCATACTATCACAAATCATTATGGAGCGATCTTTCATATGAAGCATCAGCAACAGCACCTACTAAAGATCCAGTAAATGGCACACTTTGGTACAGCTCAAGTCAAGATGCTGATATCTATATTGCTACTAATGATGGTGGTACTATGAAATGGTTAGCATACGCAAACTCAAAAGACAGGTTTGATGCTAACTCAGTTGTGTCAGGCGGTATTAAAGATCTACAGATTGTATCTGAAGAGCCAACTGCACAATCAGATGGTACTGCACTAGAAGATGGCGATCTTTGGATTGATTCAAATGAATTAGATGTTTATCCAAAAATCTACAAATGGAACAACAGTGACTCAGAATGGAACTTATTAGACAACACTGATCAAAGCACAGCAGATGGTGTTGTGTTTGCAGATGCAGTAGGTAACCCAGCAGGTGCAGATGAAGATGCACAAGACTGGGGTTCAGCTTACAGCAACTTCCATTCAGACGCTCCAGATCCAGCAGTGTATCCAGAAAACATCTTGTTGTTTAACACAAGACTTTCAGGTTACAATGTGAAAAAGTTTGTAACCAACTACACATTTGATGGTACAAACAACGGAGACATTTGGGTAACAGAATCAGGTCTAAAAGAAGATGGTTCACCTTACATGGGCAGAGCCGCTCAGAGAAGAGTTGTTGTTTCAGCAATGCAATCAGCACTAGTTGACAATGATGATATCAGAGCAGAATCTAGATTCTTTAACTTGCTGTCAGCACCAGGTTATCCTGAACTGCTTGACGAACTAGTAAGTTTAAGTACAGATAGAAAGCAAACAGCATTTGTTGTTGCTGACACACCTTTTAGATTAGCACCAGATGGAACGTCAGTTCAAAACTGGGCAACTAATGCCAACAATGCCGCTTCAAACGGTGAAGATGGTTTGATTACAGCATCACCATATGCGGCTGTGTATTATCCATCAGGCTTTGCAACTAACTTAGACGGTAATGAAGTGGTAGTACCACCTTCACACATTGCTCTAAGAACATTGGCTTACAATGACTCAGTTGCATTTCCATGGTTTGCACCGGCAGGTTATACAAGAGGTTTAGTTGACAATTCAACTTCAGTAGGTTTCATTAACTCTGAAGAAGAATATCAGCCAGTAACACTGTCTGAAGGTCAAAGAGACACACTGTACGCAAACAAAATCAACCCAATTGCATTTATTCCAAACAGAGGCTTGGTAGTATTTGGTCAAAAAACACTTTCACCAACTGCAACAGCAATGGACAGAGTAAATGTATCAAGATTAGTTGTGTATCTAAGATACCAATTGGATCTACTAGCAAAACCGTTCTTGTTTGAACCAAATGACGAAACAACAAGAAGACAGGTCACTGACACATTTAACAGATTTATGTCTGGTTTAGTGTCTCAGAGAGCACTGTACGACTTCTTAGTTGTTTGTGATGATTCAAACAACACACCTGCTAGAATTGATAGAAACGAATTGTACATAGACATTGCTATACAACCAGTAAAAGCAATTGAGTTTATCTACATTCCAGTACGTATCAAAAACACAGGTGAGGATCTAGC